GATAAATTTTTACCTCTGGCCCGAGAAAAGGTTGAAGATATATTAATTGATAAGGAAATATATGATTTACCTCCAAATGAGGTAACAAATCTGGTAATATCTGAGGCCATGAATATGGCAAAGAATGCTAAATATTTAGGTTTACAAAATAGAAAAGGACGCCCAAACGTATTTACACAATTCAATCCAATTGTGCCCGAGTTTGTAAAACCTCCTGAGGGGCAGTTTATGGATCTTTTAAAATACTTGGAGACTTTAGAAAAATGACGACATTAGTTTATGAAATGGAAATGGATGATTTCTCGAAGTCTTTACTTGAAACAGATCCATCATATAAAATTAAAATTTTACAAACTTTAAATGCTGACGATCCTTTGCAGATAAAATACAAAGTTGAAGTCACTGAAGAAAGGCGAGATAAAAATGAGTAGTAGACCAACTCGCACTCCCGGACCAATGTTTGGACCGTCTTATTCTTTACTGGATGAGATAATAGAAGTGTCTAGGAGAAACCCGGGAGGCCCACAATTAATACCTAGAGATACTACTTTTGCAGAGAATGCGACTGATTTTTTCACGCCCTATATCGGTAAAGATACGTCAAGAAGAATATTTGGTGGAGCTAGTCCGGGAAGTGGGACCGGTGCTTTTGGTCAACCCAAGTCAGGTATTTTGAATTTTCTTGATAATGCCGGACTAGCTAACATCCTACCCCTAACCGCTGGAGCAATGTTAGGCGGTCAGGCTGTGAAAGATCTTAGGGCTGGCAATTATAGCGACGCCGCATTAAATACAGGATTGGCCGGGCTTGAGCTTATGCTAAGTGGGCGTGGAGCTAAACAGCTATATCAAAACGCACTATTAAGAAATCCCAAAAGACCATTAAAAAATATTACTTTATCTACAGGTGGTCAATTTGATCAAACTTCTGCAAGACCTGCTAAGTCATTGAAATCCCAGGAAAAAATACCCGATTATGATGATGCAGCTCATTACATGAGAGTAAATGAAATGAGGGGTAATATGCTTCTACCGCCATCAGCAATAATGCCAGAAACTTATATACCAAGTCGCTTTGATCGTTTAGGAGTTCACGTAGGAACGCCTCAACAGGCAGCAGATAGATTTAATTTTCAAGCTAATGAAGGATATCGGCAGGGTCAGACATTTCCTTTAAAAATTAGAACAGATAAACCATTTGAAATTAAAGATTTTGAAGAGTTTGGAATTAAACCAGATTTAAGGTTTGATATGACAGAGGTCATAGATGGTAAAACGGTTTTGACTGAGGATGGCGTAAGAGAAGTTATGAATGCATATGCTGATGCAAAAAATGTAAATTTAGAAGATGGCGTAGATTTATTTAGAAAAGAATTAACTGACAAAGGTTATACCAATATTCCCTATGTTAATCTTATAGAGGGAATGGATAGGAGCGCTGGAGGCGTCATGGAAACTTATAGAGCTGGCCTTGATGATGTTTTTACAAAAGAAAACATAAGCAACATTATGTTAGTTGACAGAACTGCTAAAGATCCGGCGGTAATAAAAAGCCGGTTTGCAAAATTTAAAGACGTATATGACCCAAATATAATGGCTGGCCTAGCTGGCCTTGGCCTGTTATCGCAGATAGAAAATGAGGAAGGCGAGTAAGATGGAAAATGAAATAAGCGAACTCGTGCAAGAGCTGGAAGCTGAACTCGATCCTAACATCATGGACGATGAGGAGCTGAAAGGCATCGTAGGAAAAGAGATAGACGACGCAATCGATTTTGTCGATAATTGGGTATCTCCACTGCGCGCCACGGCCACTGAATATTACAGGGGAGATCCCTTCGGTAATGAAGAGGCCGGGAGATCTCAAATTGTAAGTATGGATGTCCGTGATACTGTAATGAGTATTTTGCCATCTCTGATGCGTATTTTTAATTCTACTGAGAACACGGTGGAATACGCGCCGCAATCGGCTGAGGATATAGAGGCGGCGAAGCAAGCGACGGAATATGCCCGGTACGTTATCAACAGAGACAACGACGGTTTTTTACAGATCCACGCAGCCTTTAAGGATGCGTTAATTCGTAAAGTAGGCGTGCTAAAATGCTACTGGGATGATCAGACAAAATTTGAGACACACGACTGGACCGGGCTAGACGATAATGCTCTCGCAGCTCTCATGTCAGATAATGACGTTGAGGTTCAAGTCTTAGCCTCTGAGCCAGCCGGTGAGCCTATGATGGATCCGATGACGGGTGAAATGTTACCGCCTCCAATGGTGCACTCAGTGAGGGCGATATACACTCACCCTGACGGTAGAGTTAAGATGGAGGCCGTTCCACCTGAGGAATTTTTAATTTCCCGGGAGGCAAAATCATTAGATCAGGCGTCATATGTCGGTCACCGCCGGGTTATGACTGTCTCCGAGCTCGTCGCTATGGGATACGATTACGATATAGTGTCAGACGCCGGGGCGAACTATGATGACATGGAAAGCAACATAGAGCGATACACTAGGAATAAATCTTTGACTAGTGAAATGCATGACCGTGACGACAAGGCGATGAAAAAAGTTTTATATGTCGAAAGTTACATAAAAGTCGATTATGACGGCGATGGCATAGCAGAGCTTAGAAAAGTTTGCACCGTAGGTGACGAAAGTATCGTTCTTATGAACGAGCCGTGCTCAGTCGTTCCATTTGCTGTATTTTGCCCGGACCCAGAGGCTCACGATTTCTTCGGTATGAGTGTTGCCGACGCCGTCATGGATATACAGAAAATCAAATCTTCTATCATGCGTAATACTCTAGACAGTCTCTCGATGTCTATTCACCCACGCATGGCGATCACTGAGGGTATGGTTAATTTAGACGACGCCATGTCAACTGAAGTCGGATCCATAATCCGCCAGAGGCAAAATGGAGCCGTTCAAATGCTCAGTATGCCATTTGTCGGTCAACAGGCATTCCCGGTCTTAAAGTATATGGATGAGCTTAAAGAGGCCCGTACAGGCATCTCCAAAGCCTCAGCAGGGCTCGACGCTGGAGCCTTGCAGTCTTCGACGGCGACAGCCGTTAACGCCACTGTGAGCGCCGCACAGCAACACATAGAATTAATTGCGCGTGTATTTGCTGAGACTGGCATGAAACAACTCTATAAAATTGTTCTACACTTATTAACCACGCACCAAGACGCGCCTCGCATGGTTCGGCTGACTAACGATTTTATCCCGATAGATCCCCGTACTTGGAATAGCAATATGGACGTCTCTGTCCGTGTCGCTCTTGGGCGTGGCACAGACACTGAGCGTATGATGATGCTCAAACAGATCGGTGAGATGCAGAGAGAGGCAATGCAGACTATGGGCGCTGTGAACCCACTGACTGATATTAATAAGCTTGCCAATACACTGAAGGCGATGACAGAGCTTGCCGGGTTTAAAGATACCTCGCAATTCTGGAGTGACCCGGCACAATTCCAGCCGCCTCCAAAAGAGGATAAACCAGATATTCAAGAGCAACTCATTGCCGTTCAAATCCAGCAGATACAGGCCGACATTCAGAAGAAAGCGGCGGAGCTTAATTTAGAGCGCGATAAAATGATGATGGATGATGATCGCAAACGAGATGAGCTTGACGCTGATTTATTTGTTAAGGCTGAGGAAATGAAGGCTAAGTATGGAACGCAGCTAAACGTCGAAAAAATCAGATCAGATCTGGCTATCAATCGTGAAGTTATGAAGGCTCAAGCTGAAGTATTAAAAGGCGCTGTAGATGATAAAGAAAACTAGGCAGCAAATCATAGACGACGGGGCGGAGGCTGACAGGCTTCTGAATACAGAATTACCTCGTTTTATGGATGAGCTGGAAGCAGAGATCTGGGAGGAATTTAAAAAATCTGACCCCAGTGACAAGGATGGCCGGGAGGTTATTTTTGGTAGAGCGTGCGGCATTGAAAATGTAAAAACTATGCTGCACAGATTAAAACAAAACGCTACTATTGAAAAAAATAGAAAATAGCGCATAATACGGAGTTAAGCAATGTCAGAAACCAATAACCCAAATGGGACTGATCTGAACACAGCAACTAATGCAATTAAAGCCTTACTAACGCCCGAAGAGGATACCGTGACGGAGGAACAGGTTGCGCTTGAGACTGAAGCTACTGAAACTGAACAAGTTGAAGAACAGGTAGAAGAAGTCGAAATGTCCGAGGATACGCAAGTATCTGAAGACGGTCTTGAAGTTGAAGAGGAAGCAGAAGAGTTCGAAGACGCATCTCTGGACATACTTGGACAAGTAGTCGAAGTAGACGGCGAGGAGATAACTGTTGAAGAGCTCAGGCGCGGAAACCTAAGACAAAGAGATTATACACGCAAAACTCAAGAGCTTTCTGAATACAGAAAATCAGTAGAAGCTCAAGCAATTGAGATGGAGCGTGAACGTGCTCAATATGCTCAAATGCTTCCTGCATTGCAGGATCGTTTAGAGCAACAGGAGCCGGAGCCAGATTGGGACACTCTGTATGATCAGGATCCTAACATGGCAAGGAAGGCAGAACGTGCTTGGCAGAAACAACAAAAGGAGCGACTAGCTTCTATTGATGCCGTTAAAGCCGAGCGTGAGCGAATGCAACAGGTTGATGCGGAGCGTATACAAAATATGCAAATGCAATACCAAGCGCAGCAGCGAGAAATTTTGCCCGACTTAATCCCGGAGTGGCGCGATACAAAAGTCGCAGCGAATGAGGCTAAACAGGTCCGTGACTTTCTCCTTGGAGAAGGATTTTCGGAGCAAGACATTAGCGGATTAACAAATGCGACGCTTGTAAAAGTAGCGAGGAAAGCCATGCTGTATGACAAAGGGCAGACTAAAGCGACGGAGGCAAAGACTAAGCCTAAGAAGCAGCAGCCCAGAACTCTAAGAGCTGGATCTCGAAACACGCAGCCAAAACCTAAGACTGAGCAAAAACAAGCGCTACAACGCGCACGTCAAACTGGCAAAGTGGCTGACGCCGCTGCCGCAATTAAACACTTACTCTAGGAGGCTGTAATGGCTATTACTACCAATACGTTCACATCCTTTGATGCCAAAGGTATTCGTGAGCAACTTTCGGACGTGATAAGTTCGATTTCTCCTGAGGAGGTCCCACTGCAAAGTAACCTTGGAACAGTCAATGTTTCCAATACATATTTTGAGTGGCAGACTGACTCATTAAACGCTGTATCAAAAACGGCGAGAGCTGATGGCGATGACGTAGGAAACACTTTCGACGCTACATCTGCAACAACTCGTGTCGGTAACTATACGCATATTTTGCGTAGAACAGCTATCGTCGCTGACAACCTTTCTGACCAGTCCTTAGCAGGGCGAAACGATGAAATGGCGATGCAATTGGCGAAGCGTGGACGCGAATTACGCAGAGACTACGAGGCTGTTTTTACGGATAATAATGCCGCCGTTGCCGGGAACTCTTCTACACCACGGGAAACCGCTGGCTTAGGTGCATGGATTGCAACTAACGACGTTATGGGTTCAGCAGGAAGTCCTGCAAGTCCAACTGGTGACGGTACTAACGCTCGTACTGACGGGACACAGGCCGTATTTACTGAGGCTATGGTTAAAGAAGCAATGCAGTTAGCATTTACTTCTGGCGGTAAGCCATCAATTATGATGACTGGCCCGTTCAACAAAACCAAAGTATCAGGTTTTGCTGGTATCGCTGCACAGCGCTACATGGCTCCAAGTGATGGTCCAACCACCATTATTGGTGCGGCTGACGTTTATTTGAGTGATTTCGGGAGCTTATCCTGCGTTGTTAACTTATTCCAAAGAGAGCGTGACTGCTTTCTACTAGACCCAGAGTTAGCAGAAATCGCTGTTCTACGTCCTATCCAGACCGTTGATCTAGCCAAAACTGGTGACGCAACCAGAAAAATGGTTATCGGCGAGATGGGTTTACAGGTTACTAATGAGGCTGGACACGCTGGCGTGTTCGATCTTACAACATCATAATAACTTTAGGGGCAGCTTAATTGTTGCCCCTATTCCCAGGGAATAGCCCTTTAAAAACAAGGACTTATACAAGATGAAAAGATTATGGAGCCATGATCCATTAACCGGGATAAAGAAATATTGGCACGTAACTGGCAAGGGTGAGTATGTCGTTGAGACAGTTATGGACGTTAAGCCAATTGTGGAGGCTAATAAAAAGCAAAGAAACAACATGGATAAGAGGCATAAGGACATTAATAAAGTTGCCTCAATACCGCTACCGATATACTACGAATTAAAGCGTAGGGGTATAGCTGACGATCCTAAGGCATTATTTAAGTGGCTAAATGATAGCGATAATGCTTGGACTAGAACAAGAGAAAGCACGCTATGAGTATTGCAAACTATACCGACTTAAAAAGTTCGATAGCAGATTTTTTAAATCGTGACGATCTTACTTCAGTTATTCCTGATTTTATAACTCTAGCCGAGGCCGATATGAATAGACGCCTCAGGCACTGGAGAATGGAGAGCCGGAAGGTGGCTCTTTTAGATACTCAATACACAGCTTTCCCACTCGATTTTATTGAGGGTATACGTTTGATGTTGACGGGTACTACAGAATTTAGATTGGAGCTCATTACTCTTAGCGAATTAATGGATAAAAGGGCTGAGAGTAATTCCTCAGGAACCCCAAGATTTTACGCCCCGGTAGATGGATCATTTGAAGTTTATCCAACGCCGGATCAGGATTATACTATTGAGATGCTTTACTACGAAAGAATAGAGGCGTTGAGCAATAGTATTGCGACAAACTGGGTTTTAACTTACTACCCAGATATTTATCTTTACGGAGCCCTGACACACAGCGCCCCGTACTTAGGTGAAGATGCCCGGACGAAAGTTTGGGCGGAGTTGTATCAAAACGCAATAAGTGGTACAAATATGGAAGACCAACAGGCCAAGTCTAGCGGATCAGGCCACAGAATGAGAATTAGGAGTTTTGGATAAATGGCAAGTTTTACAAAAGTTAATGACTTTGTGGTCAATCTGGCTAACGCAATGGATATGAATGCAGACACGTTTAAAATTGCGCTCTCTAACACAGATCCAACAGCAGGAACAAATGCAGCGGCTGATGGAAACGGTGTTTTAGCAAATGTTACAGAAATTAGTTACACTAATCTTTCTGCAAGAACATTGCAAAATGTCACAAGCACGCAGACTAGCGGCACATACAAGCTTTCGGCTGATGATTTAGTTTTAACAGCGTCAGGTGGTTCAGTAGCGCCTTTTAGATACGTCGTTATCTATAATGACACGCCAACATCACCAGCGGATCCAATTGTTGGGTATTATGATTATGGTTCGTCACTAACATTAAACGACGGTGATACTTTTACAATCGACATTGGCACAAACGGTATTTTAACGCTTACATAGTAGGAGATCATCATGGCGAAACTTTTTAACAGGGCCAAGATGAATACCTCCACTACGGGGGCAGGAACCGTCAGTCTGGGCAGTGCCGAAACCGGCTTCCAATCCTTTGCGGATGCAGGGGTTTCTGATGGCGATACTATCCAATATGTTATAGAAGATGGCTCTAGTTGGGAGATAGGAACAGGAACCTATACTGCTTCGGGAACAACATTGTCGCGCTCTCCTTCTGAAAGTAGCGGTGGCGGTAGTGCGTTATCTCTCAGTGGCAGTGCAAAAGTTTCTATTACTGTTATTGCCGATGACTTTAAGAGGTTACAATTAGCAGGGGCTACAAAGGCAGAAGCTACTTCTGGCGGTCTAGATGTTACTGGAAATATTGTTGTTAGCGGCAATGTTGACGGTAGAAATGTTGCTACTGACGGCACTAAATTGGACGGCATTGAGGCAAGCGCGGATGTAACAGATACAACAAATGTTGTGGCAGCTCTTACGGCAGGAACAAACGTTACCATTGCAGGGGATGGAACAATAAGTTCAGCGCACCCAAATATTTCGGCGGCAAGTAGTTCTGATAACTCTGGCAGAACGTATATACAAGACATAACCTTAGATAGTGATGGTCACGTCACTGGAATTGCAACTGCTACTGAAACGGTAACGGATACAAATACAACGTATTCGGCAGGGAATGGACTTGGTTTAAGCGGTACGCAGTTTTATATGACAGGTTCGTATTCTGGTAGTTTTACTGCTTCTGGCAATGTCACAGCTTATTCAGATGAAAAACTAAAAGATAATATTGAGCCAATAGAAAACGCTGTTCACAAGCTAAAAGCTATTCAAGGGGTTACTTATAATCGTAACGACATAGAGGGTAATCCACGACATACTGGTGTTGTTGCTCAACAAGTCGAAAGAGTTTTGCCAGAGGTGGTTATGACTAATGATGAC